TGAATAAAGTCAATTTGACCAATACATGATGAACTAAACTCAATAGCACAGCCTAAAGCAAGAGCAAGCCTACGCTTTGGATCTTTATGATTTTGGGTAGCATGAAGAGATCCAATAGCGTAGTCCGCTCCTGATCCTATGGCAACATAATCTCTGTCATAGGAAATCATAGTAAAACCCTCTGCTTCATGCTCATAGAGTTTACCCTTTATACCAATAAGAAGTGATATTTCACTATCTTTACCACCAATATCCCATTCATTATAAAATTCTTTTAGGGATTTTAAAAACTTTCCATGCATAAACTTGTCTACATTACCCTCTGGAGTTGGCGGTACAAAGTTATATTGAATAATTTGTGCATCAAATGTACCAGCATATCCAAATACATATGGACCAGATTTCCAGATTTTTGGTTTGTCAATGGATACAATGTAACTACCTTCAGAGGCACCACGCTCACCAGCAAGGTGAACCTTGCCGTCTTTCATTATTCCTGCAATACAAGTCATGCCTACCCCTAAGTTTACTGTATTACCAGTATACCAGAGGTAGGCATGGGTGTCAACTGTGGCTTTAGGCCTTCTTTGAGCGTGATCTACGCTCTTCTACTACCATATCTTCTACAGTCTTAGCATTCTTATCTGTGGTAGAAAATGCTGAATTAATCTCATCTGCTGTAAGTCTTCCGTCATCCATAAATGCACGAGCCAACTTTTCAACAACTGCTGCTACTGCTGTCAAACCAGCAACCATTATTGCTTTTGCCGTTGAAATACCTGCTATTGCTCCAGCACCAATTACTGCTAGACCATTTGCTGCAAATACTGCAACAATACGCATAAGTATATTCCAAATATTTTTTACACCGTTCATATTATTATTCCTTTCTTAGTGGGATTGTAATTAGCCAAATAATTGTTGTTGCCAATACAGCAATACCAACAATGTCTCTGGCTGATCCCGTTAAAGTTAGCCATGCGATAAAGAAGCCAAGAAGAGTAAATGCTTGTGCGATTACTTCAACTCCAGCGTCTTTCAGCCATGTGAAGAATCCCTTCACAACCTTTTTAATGATTTTCATTTTATCTCCTCATTCCAATTATCGTTGATGCAATCTGTGAAACAATTACAACTGGGATAATTACTTCTTGTGCTTTTTCTCTCTGATCTTCTGTCATATCCATACCCAACTCAGAGAAATTAGATAGGAGTTCTGTTACATCCACTTCAAATATTGCTCCAAGTGGATCTTCAAGGAATGCCTCTGTTTGCACTTCTGTTGTTGCATCTGCTAATGTAAATGGCATTGCTGCGCCTTCTGAAGCACCTGCTCTTTCTGCAAACTCAACAAATGCTGATGCTACTGAAGGGTCTGACTTCATTGCCTCTGCTACCTTTGCTACTTCTGCTGCAGAGATACCAAGGTCTGATGCAATTTCTTGCTTTGCTTCTTTAGTTAATGCTTTTAATGTTTGGCTAACTGCTGCTGTTTGTTCTGGAGAAAGTTTAACTAATTTGTTATCCTTGCTTGTAAGATTTGCAATAACTCCAGATAAATCTTCTGATGTTCCGCTACCTTTTGCTGGAATAAGTGCTGCTAAAGCCTCATCCTTAATAACTGGATCAATATTTTCTGCTGGCTTAAAGTCTGGTCTTGGAAGTGGCTTAGGTTCTGGAGAAGGCTCAACAGGAGGCTCTGGCTTAGGCTCTGGCTTAGGTGCAGGTGTTGGTTCAGGCTTAGGCTCTGGTTTTGGTTCTGGCTTGGGTTCTGGCTTTGGCTCTTCCTTTGGTGGATTTGGCTTTGGTCCTGGATTACCAATAGAACCTTCTGGATCTCCATTAGCAGTAGGATTAGTTGGCTTTGGTTCTGGCTTATCTGTTGGTGGTGGAGAAGGCTTTGGCTTTTCTGGCTCAACTGTTGGTTTTGGTTCTGGAGCGGGTTCTGGCTTAGGTTGATTTGCTGCAGCATTGGCTGCTGCTTGAGCAATTGCCCTTTGAATTTCTTTCTGTGATTGCTCATCATAATAATTCCATGCATCTTGTATTGCATTATTAACATCATTCATTGCCTGATTAAAATCATTTATAGAATTATTTTTTTCAGATAAAGCATTGGCTGTATTATTTACAGCATTATCATACTCAGAAGTCTTGTTTGCTAAGGTTTGATTATATGCATTTAATGTTGCAACTTCTTGATTATAAACGTTTAATTTATCATTATAATTTTCCAGTGCAGTTTGCTGTGCTATTACAGCACTATCATGTTCATTAATTTGCTGTTGTGTTGCTCCAGGACCAGAAGAGAATGTATTAAGATTACAACTAAAGTCTACTCCCCAGCCACCAGTATAATCGCAGCCTGCCCCAGTCCATCCGCCAGGTATTGCCCATCCAAGATGATATGAGCCTGGTCCTCCTCCGTTATACCACCAGATTTCTACATTAAATGTCTTATCATTAGTTACATCATATATAGGTGAGTATGGGCTCCATGTTGCCCCTTGCTCTCTCCAGTTATTTGCAGCAAGTTGTCCATCAACATACATTCTAAAACCATCATCTGTATATCCAGCAAACTTTGTTTCTGTCCAATGAGATGGCACCGTTATTTGTCCAGTAAACTTAACTACTAAGTTTTCATATCTATTTCCACATACTGGAAGTTGCATATGGTTTGAGTTCCAGGTACCGCTGCATAAAAGGTCATCTGGGGCTGCTTGGCCATTGACCCTAATCAAACTATAAACATCATACCTTAAGCCAGTTCCACCAGAACTATTTAAGGCTTGCTGTGCATTTGATAGGTTAATATTTGCTATTTCAAGGGCATCATAGGCATCATTTTTATTTTCAAGGGCCAAGGCTACTGTGACTGTCTGCCCATCTACATTTGACTGAGCAAGATTTATTTCTTCTAAGGCTAAGTCTTCTGCCTCTACTGCATCATCATAGTTTGTAATTGCAGTATTTCTGATATCCCGCAGATTTTTGGCATACATAAACTTGTTTTCTGCTATGTCAATCATATTTATTAGACCATCTTTATAGTCTAATTTGTCTACTGCGCTATTAAGTTCTTGTATTTGCATCGCTGCAACTGTTAATGGATCATCAGAATTACCCTGAAATGGTGACATAAAAAGCCATCCAAAAGCAAGGAATACTGCTATGAACATGCGAAATAATTTATTCAAGTGGGGGCCTCTCATTATCCTTATTATATCAAACTATTCAGTTAGACATAAACATATAACAAAAAAGGGAGCCAAGTCAATGGCTCCCTCAGTTGTTGGATTAATTACTTAATGTACTTAATCTTAGCCTTTGGATTCTTTGCATTCCACTGCTTTGCAAGCGCATTGAAAGCATCTTTGATTGACTTAAGTGCTGCAGCATTATCTGCAGTCAACTTAGCAATTTGTGCATCCTTGGCAACAAGTGCTGCATCAGAAGCAACCTTTGCATCAGCAAGAGCCTTTGCAGAAGCAGCCTTTTCAGCAGCAAGATCTGTTGCAGCCTTTGCGTTTGCAGTTGCTAGAGCAGCCTCTGCTGCTGCCTTAGCAGCAAGAGCAGCATCCTTAGCAGCAACCTGTGCAGCAAGTTCTGATACTAGATCACGAACTGCAATCTCTGCAAATGGTGCAAGAGTTGGTGCAGTCAAGCCCACTACTGAACCTGAAACAGCATCAGAAGATGTTGTTGGAGCAAATGTGATTAGTGAACGTGTTCCAGTTGTTGGAAGTGTTGCCTTGAATGTAGCAACTCCAAAATCTGAAAGTGTAGCACCAGTTGTTGCTGTTGCTGAATCTAGTACTGCTGTTGCAGCAAATACTGTTGCAGTAAGTGACTTACCAGAAACCTTGTTTCCAAATACGTCTGTTGCTGTAACTGTGATGTCCTGCTTTGTACCAGCAGCACCAGCAGAAGGAGCAGTTACTGTTAGATTATTAATCTTACCAGCAGTACCCTGTACATAGTATGTAAGAGTTGTTCCACCATTTGTGATTACAACTGTACCAATTGCTGTGGTCTTTGTGTATACCCAAAATGTTGCAGTTGTTCCTGTACCAGTTGCAACTGTCAAAGATGATGATCCTGATGTTGCGCCAACTGGTGCAGCAGTTGTGTGTAGTGCAGATACGATTGTTGCATTTGTTGCTGAAACAGCAACGTTTGTTCCCATGTCAACTGTTGCGACAAACTTTAGTGCATCAGCAGAATCTACTGAGTTGTCTGCTGGAACTGGCAATGATGCAGGTGTTGCAATTGAATTTGCTGTAGTGTTTGCTACAGAATCCAATGATACAGCAACTGTCATTACCGCAGCACTTGCAGGTGTTGCTACCATTGTGCCCAAAGTCATGGCTGCAACCAGACCTAGAGCAATCTTCTTAAATGAATTCATTTTTCTCCTTGTTTGATTAAATTAGTTTGTATTCATCTAGGAAATCTCTGATATCTTCAGGAATTTCCCTAGTTTCTAATTCTACCATATCCCTTTGCTTCTGTGCAAGTCGGGATGCAGTAGACCAGGTATGGATCTCAATTTCTAGATTGGAGTCCTTGCTGGTATGGGATATTGCTCCAAATACCGCCCCACAAACGGCATCTGCCAAGTCCTTAGATTTCTTGCGTGGGTGGTCAACCTTATTATTTCTCATAATTTTAAGTTCACTCATCTCATCAAGCAATAAAGGAATCATTGGCATAGCAACTCTTTCTTCATATATCATCATTGCTAAATCTTCATAATGTTTTTTAGCAACAGAAACAGTATCAGTTCTTATACCGACAGCCTTTAATTCATTTTGAATATCAAAAGACTGCCATCTATCGAACGATACCATTCCAATATTAAAGCCTTCTCTACGAAGGTTTTGGATCCATAGTTTTACCTCAGATAGGTTTACTGGGCCCTCTATCTTTGGTTCCCACCAAGCAACCGCATCAACAATTACAATTGGTGCAACCTGCTCATAATCTTTAATTACCTGAATATTAACCCATTTATCAACATGTGCAATTGCAACAGCACACTTATCGTGCTTTTGTGCAAGGTCAGCATGAACATAATAAACTTTATCTGGATCTGGTGTAAATCCTGGATCAAATCTTCTATGACTATCCACAGGATTTCTTAAGGTCATACATCTTTCTAGTTTATCTTTTTGCTTAAAGAAAGCATCAGATGAATATGTTGGGGTACATAAGAAACGCATCATTGCATCTCCCATATCCTTAAAGAAAGACATCTTAAAGTCTTCAATACTTCTAGTAGGGTTTACTTCCCATGTAGGTCTTTTAAGGGCATATACCCTTGGTATTTTGTATGAAATAATTTGATCTTCTTCCCATACAATTTCAAGTTGGTTATCTGGATTATCTTCTGGTAGATCAGGATTAATAATATAGGTATGTCTACGCTCTATTACTTCTTTATCCATGATTACATCGTCATACCGCTTTGAAATAAAGTCACCCTGATAGCGTGGGAATGAAAGAAGAACAACCTTTCCAAGGTCTGGGAAACGAGAGTCTACGGTACCACTAAATGCTTTATAAATGTTTTCAGCAGTCTTGCCTTGATCATTTCCTGTTCCTACTTCAGATGCAAAGCCAGAGATTTCATCAAGAACTGCCATAAGTAAGTTCAAACCCTCATGCGATTCACGCTCTGAGTGACCAGAGTAAACAGTAATTGCCTTATCAAATTCAATTGAGTCAGCCTTTGGATTGTATTTTCCAGCAAACCAAGGAGACTTCTCAATCTTAGTTTTAAACCCTTTAAAGAAAACGTTTTTAGCCTGTTGAGCGTTTACTGCAACGTTAATAATATCTATTGCATCTCCGCTTGGCTTACCAAAATATTTTGCAGGGTCTTTAAGACATAATAACTTATAAACAACATAGGCACATGCAACAGTAGAAACAAAGTCCTTTCCACTGCCTTTTCCTAATTGAAGAATAATCTCATTTTTTGTATACTTATTATAATACTTTTCGCCTTCTACGCTACCCATTAACTCTTGAAGGTCTTCCTTCTTGTATATCTGGCTCATAGCCTCTACGATATCGTATTGAATTACGGATAAAGATGGTTGTCCCAGAAAGTCTGGAGATTCAACAAATGTCTTTGCATCTACTGGTGTTTCATCAAAGTTATTTTCCTTTAATACTTCAAGGAAATCATTGAACATTGTGGACAACTGTAATCACTTCTCCTTCTTTTGCAACTGCTGAAAGCCTTTGCATAATAAGGTCACGTACTTCAGGATGAGAAGAAGCAATGTCTCTTAAGATACCAACAAGTATTTCTTGTCTCTTTTCAATTGCCACAATCTCTTCAGCCAACTCTTTATTTTCAAGAAGTCCAGCCTTTTGTAGCATATCAATTCTACGTGCTTCAATATCCATTACTAACTTAATTGCAGTGGTCTTTGCTGTAAGATTAGCAGTTGTATTTGCATCCTCAATAACTTCATATGCCTGAGTAATTAATTTACTATAGTGTGCGTCAGCAGAGGCAAGTGCTTCTTTGGCTCGTGCACGAATAGCATCATTAGCAGATGCCATGACCTTCCATTCATTAAGAAGTTCAACAACTTTTGTTCGTGGCATTGTAAGATGCTTTGCAATTTTGGTAGGATCATTGCCCTTTAAATATTCTTCAACTACACGATTAACCTCGTCAAGGTGTTTTACTAATTCAACTTCAGTTGACATTATATTTTCCTTCTAGTCGGTTAATTTCATCTTTAATATAAAAGATTGCTTTTTCAAGGTCTTGAATAGTCTTAGACTCATCCTTTAGACCTGCTCTCCATAGATATTTAAAAGCATTTCCTATGTTAAAATTACGATGCCTTGTTACTTGTATGCACTCTACTCCAGAAGGATCAGAGATGTAGTGTGATGGGTGATTTACCTGATCAACTGTAATCTTTAGATTATCACTCATAGTCTTCTTCCTCATCATCTTCCCAGTCAAATGCTTCTGGCATACCACGAAGTGCTGTGATTACATATGTAAATCCAACAGCACCAGCAACGCCTAGTCCTACAATAATCTTTTGCAGTTTGCTCATCTTCTTGACTTCCTTAATCCAAATTTAGCAAGGTAAACATAGATAGTCTCTACGCTTGCCCCACACTCTTTAGCAATATCTTCTGGTGACTTCTTGTCAATAAGAAATCTTTTCTTAAGCCATACTTCTGATGTATATAGTTTACCAGCCATGATGTTATTTGTCAACTCCAATAGCCTTATCCCAGTTATGAATAGCCCAATGCCCAATGCCTGCAGCATCTGCTACATCATAATCTTCTATTTTTTTATCGTAAACAATGTCTAATAACTTAGTTGTTCTTTTCTTTCTAAAGTCACGCTCATATGTTTTATACCAAGATAAAGATTTCCCAGGGTTTGCAACCCTAACTTGAAGTTGTTCTTCTTTAGATAACTTCTTATTACCTAGGTAGTTTTGCCATGTTATTGGAGATACCTTACCTACCGTCCGAATACCGCACATTGCAGCAGCACCAAGAAGTGCTCCTTGAACAAGTGCTAGATCTGCAGCAGTCTTTGGGCTATTCATAAACACCGTATGTTCAATAACAATAGCATCAACATTAATAAAATGATTGAAGAATGCCCTTGTTTTAATAGCAGCATCTCCAACCTTTTCATAAATATCTTTACCTTCAAAGTTAATCTTGCCGACACTTTCTAGTTTTCCAGAAATATAAATAGCAAAAGCAAGGCTGTTAGTGCTGGCATCAATAGCACAAATTCTTTCTGGTCTAGTCTTGTTCATAATCAAAGAACCCCTTTACCTCTTTTAACATTTTTGAAACTGCCTTCTCGCTGACATTACAGTTAGAACAAAACCCAGAGTCATTATAGATGGACAACTGAACACCACATCCACCAAGACATCTTCTTACTTTCCCTAATCTTTTTTGTCTTTTTGTAACCTGATATCTTTCAGCAATCTTATCTTTTGTAGCCATGTCTCTGCATTCTTGACTACAATAAATTTGATAACTTACTTTTGGTTTAAAATGGTTTTCACATTCAAACCTATCACATCGTTTCACTCAGTTCCTCCAGAGATGCAATTTTTATAACTCCCGCTTCTGCTTTGTCGCAGTCTGACTTGATCGGACAGTTCTTGCAAATCTTTGAGTTTGCTCTATAGTTTTTCATAGGTAGATCTTTGTCTTCCCACGCCTTGCGAACAACTCTCATCCATTCAAATGCTTGGTCTATCCAATTAATATAGTTTTCATTAATTTCAACTGGAATAGCAAGTAGTTCATGATTGTTTTTATTTTCATAAACCAATACACCCTTTGCCTTCTTAAGTACCTTCATATAAATAAGCAACTGAATTACGTGACCAGTCTTTGGCTTATTAGTTCTCTTTCTGTATTCAAATACTGTTTCATTAGTTGTCTTTACTTCAACAACTACTTCTTCATCTTGCCACTTGACCAAACCATCTACCTTGCCATAAATGGGAGGATCTGATTCACGCAAGTCAAACTCTGTATCAATAAGAATTCCAGAACCTGCAAATGCTTTTCCAAGAATGCGTTCATGTGAAATAATTCCATTAGTCATATTTGCTACATCATATGGAGTATTGTTGTCTTCAAAGTTGGCTCCAGAAAATGCTAGGTACCAATATCTAGGACATTCTCCATGACCATATGCAATCGTAGATGGACCAAATGTTTTCTTTGTTTGAAACTTTGTACCACGATCTGCTAAATACCCATTTTGAATAGTCTCAACAAATTTCTCTGTCTCAAATGTATCATTTTCTTCGGTAGGCTTAAGCATAATCTCTTTTAGTAAATTCTTCGTCATTATTAGTTTCCTTTGTTTTATCTATTATATCAGTTAACGCATTATGTATTTAAGCGCTGAGACCAAATCATTAATTGCTTCTGCTGCTGTGTAGTAAATATTCTTCTTTGATCTATCACTTTTATCCACATTTGTTAACCAAGTAGCCTTAAATGACATTTTTGCTGCTATTGCCTGCAGCCTTACAATCTCCAGACTTGCCACATGTGGTGGAATATCTGGTTTAATAATTAGTTTGGCAATCATAGTCAAGGCAACAGTCAACTCTTCATCTTGCATATAGTCTGCAATTTCTGCTAAACCATTTACCATGTCAATTGTTGTTTGTCCTGATTCACTTTGTTGTGCCATCTTCATACCCTTCTGTTAATTGCTCTAACATTTCTACTTCAATTACTGCAAGCCTTACTTTTGAGTTGCCTTCTCCAAGTACCAAAAATAATGCTGGATCATTTCCATTTCTTATGGCATCTGTTACTGCCTTGGCCCAAATATCCTTATTTACTGTTATACCCTTTGGATATTCTTTAAAATCTACAGTAAAGTTTCTCCAGGTTGCATCTCCCTTATGAGTGTTTCTTCCAGAGTTTTTGTGCTGTTTAGCACCAAGCCTTTTGCTCTCTCCTCTTTCACTCATTGTCAAAGTCCTTTTTCTTTTTTTTCTTAGCAAGAAGTTCTACCCTGGATATATGCTTGCTTTGGCACATCCATGTAACGTCTCCGCTTTCATGCCAAAATCTTCCAGCAGTCACATCGATCTTGCACTTTTGACAAATGAACTGTCCTTTAATATTAAAAAACTTTTCGTCAGCCATTTAGCAGTTTACTCTTTAATGAATCTTGTAAGTCAAGATCTTCTCTAACTCTATTGATAAAGCCTTCTCTACCTTGAACCTTTGTTCCATCTTCAAGTTGATACCACGCTCCAGTTCTTGTTACAAGACCTGCTAGTTCTGCTGTATCAACAAGATCTCCAATGGCATCAATACCAACACTGTCTCCTCTAAAATAAAAATCATATTCTCCATTTTGGAATCCAGGAGATGTCTTAGAGAATTGAAGTTCCCATCGAACCTTACGGCCAATCTTTTCTTCAATTAGTTTATCGCCAACATTAATCTTTCCCTTAATTGCCTGATTATCTGACTCTGAAGAAAACAGTTTAATAACTGTTGAAGAGTAAAACTTTGTAGCCTGACCACCAGTAGGCTGTTGGCTAGTATACATTGCACTAATATTATTACGAGATTGACTAATCAAGACAAACAAAGTAGGCTTTACCTTATTATTAGCGTAGTTAATCATCTTCCATGCATTACTAAAGTCACGAGACTCTGCACCAATTTGCTTGGTATTCTCAAGTTGCTTCAGTTCATCTGAATCCTTTTCAAAGTAAATTGCTGGCAATAATGAAGTAATACTGTCAACAACAACCATATCTACACCAGCATTCATAAGACTAGTTCCAATATCAACCATTTCATTGATTGTTCTGCATTGTGAAACAATAAGTTTTGAAGTATCTACCCCAAGTTTTTCAGCCCATGCCTTATCATATGACATCTCGGCATCGATCCAAGCACAGATCTTGCCCTCTTTCTGTGCAAGACCAATCATCTGAAGGCATAGGGAGGACTTTGCAGAAGACTTTGATCCCCAGATAAGAACTTGACGTCCATACGGCAGACCACCATTTAAAGCCTTATTAAGGCCAAAACTTGGTGTTGCAGCATATTCTGTTGCTGGAATTGTATCTCCAGCCATTACGGTCTTACGTAATTTTGGATTTAATTGTGCTAATACGTCTTCTATTGTTACTACCATTAGAATCTTACCCCATGCTTTTCTGGTCTAGTTTTATTAAAGTCAATCTTTTCTCTTAGGGCTTGATCAAGCGATAACTTTGTATACCCTGCATCAACAGCGCCAGCATATAGATCAAGTGTTCTAATAATGATATCTGCAAACTCTTTTGTGATTTCTTCTTCACCTTTGTCTTTACGAATTGCTTCCATAACCTCAGTTACTTCTGAAACAATCATCATACATTGCTTTGCAATAAAGATATCATCAACATCTTCTGGCCAAAACCCTTTTTCTATTGCTGTTTCATGCAAGGTTATTGCTAAATTGTCAAATACGTTATCATACATTTGATACATCCTCCATAATCACTGTTCCATCTTTTGTTTTACCAAACTTAAAACTATAAACATTTCCTTCTTCAATACTCATGTACGCTTTTGCAAATGCCGTTGGGAATACTGTAATAGCGTGTAGTTCTCTGCCAGAGTCTGCTAGTGTAAGAGATGCCATCTTCTTGCCAGTCTTTGTAATTCTTGGCTTGAAAGATACTACAAAGTGCTCTCCTTCTTTAAATGGCAACATCTTATAGTTTAAGAATTTAACTAAAGCATCTTTAGATTCTTTTACTTCATCTGCTGGTACCGCTGAAACTATTCTATTATCATTTACCAAAACAATATATGTTCGTCCAGCCTCAATAGTGGTATTCTCATCATCAAAAATACCAACAGACCCTGTTTTATCTAACAACTCTACCCTAGACCAACCCTTACTTCTCTTAATTGATTTTACCATACCCATTAAAATGAAGGCTCCCTTTTCTTCATACTCTTCAACATCATTTAAATATGCATAATAATGTTGTGGAATAGAAGTATTAAACTCAGGAAGATTTAAATACTCATAAAGGTTTTCCTTTACTTCATTTGGATTAGCAGGATGATCAGGAAAAGTAAGTGCTCCTACAGACCTCATAGCATTAAGTGCACGAGTATTAACTCCGTTACCCTTTGTAAAAGTAAATTCTTCTACTTCTTTGAATGTCTTAAAAGGTCTAGCCTGAATATATCTCTCTGCAATCGTATCAGAGATAAACTTAATCGCTGATAGTCCGAACCTGATACCCTTACCCTCAATTTTAAAATCTTTATCTGAATCATTAATATGAGGTAGTTTAACTGGTATGCCCATTCTTTTCGCTTCAATTAAATATTCCGTTCTTGTGTCTTTATCTTTTTCGTTCTTTAGTAGAGCAAACATAAACTCTAGAGGATAGTGATACTTTAACCACGCCGTCCAATACGAGAGCGTAGAGTAAGCAACCGCATGAGACTTGTTGAACGAGTATCCCGCATGTGCTTCAAAGTCATGCCATAGATCAAGAGCCTGATTGGGAGCAATATAGGCAGAAGCACCTTTGATAAACCTGTCTTTGAACTCATCAAAATCTTTAGCATCCTTTTTCTTTCCAATGATCTTTCTAACTTTATCTGCTTCCGACATGGACATACCGCCAAGTTGTACGCATGTTTGCATAACTTGTTCCTGGTAAAGAATGCAGCCATAAGTATCCTCCGTAAATTGTTTTAGAATAGTATGAGTATAGTCAATGTTTTGACGACCATGTTTACGGGCAATATAGTCTTTACCAATTGTATTCATAGCACCTGGACGAACTAGAGCATTTGATGCAGCCAGTTCTGACAGATTTTTTACACCCATCTTAATCAAAAGATTTGTATATGGTGCTGCTTCACACTGGAATACACCCTTTGTGTATCCATCAGAAAGCATTTGATAAACATTTTTATCATCCATATCAATCTCTAATAGATTAATCTTTTTCTTGTCTCTTTCTTCAATGATATCTAGTGTATCTTTAAGAACACTAAGTGTCTTTAGACCAAGAGCATCAATCTTAATTAGGCCAATCTTTTCTGCTTCTTCCATATCTACCGCAACAACTGGAATGCGTGTATCGCTACCAGTAACTGATCGTGTTTCCAATGGTGCATACTTAAAGATTGGATCTTTACTAGTAACAACTCCAGCAGCGTGGATTCCAGTGCCTCTGATACGGCCACGCAACTGATCTCCATACAGTTCTACTTCTGGATATTTTTCTCTAAACCAAGCAGCATTTCTTGAACTACAGTAATCGTCCCAAGTATCTACAGTTTTAAGAACCTTATTAACATCAGGCAATGGAACATTGAGTGCACGAGCAACATCTCGTACAACACCCTTATCCTTAAACTGTAAGAATGTAGCAATGGATGCAACGTGTCTATACTGTCTAACTAGATAGTCTTTTACTTCATCACGTCTTGAATCTTGAATATCTGTATCAATATCAGGAAAGTCATTACGTTCTGGATTAATAAAACGGAAAAACAAAAGTCCATGTTTTAGTGGATCAATATCTGTAATGCCAAGTGTATAACATAGAAGCGAGCCAGCAGATGATCCACGACCTGGACCAACCATAATGTCTTCCTTCTTTGCCCAATTAAGCATATTGCGAACTACCAAGAAATATGGAGCAAAGTTTTTATCATTAATAATTGTTAACTCTTCATCAAGTCTATCAAGATATTCTTGCTTGGCTTCTAGACCACGTTCTTTAAGTCCTTCCATAGCAAGTTTCTTTAACTCTACACCTGGCTTTGGATACTGAACTGGTAGTAGATTTAAACCTTCTTTAATGTCATAGTCTTCTACCTTATTGGCAATCTCTATGGTAGATGTGAACATGTCTTCACGATCAATACCCTGCTTTGCCATGGCAGCCTTCATCTCTTCATATGAGAGTAGATGAATGTCAAACTTATTGAAACTCATCATGCGGTCTGCGCCATACAAATAATCAAGTCTATCCATAAAGGTTTCTTTTTTCTTAGACTTTTCGTAAGTTGCATCTTTTTCCAACTTAGCATGAGTATTAAGAATAAGCATTAACTCTTGGATTTCTTTTTGACTTGCATCAGAGTGATGACAGTCTGGCGTTACTACAATCTTAATCTCCATAGCATCTGCAAGTTCAATAATTCCCTTATTGATTTCAGGAGAGTTATGTGGCATGACTTCAATATAGTAGTCATCGCCAAATTCATCCTTAAACCATTGCATATGACGTTTTGCAGTTGCTAGTTCTCCTAGTTCTACAGCCTTAGCAATCCAACCACTAAGGCAACCAGAAGTAACAATAAGCCCCTCTTTGTATTTCTTTAGTACATCAAAATCAAATCTTGGCTTACTAAAGAATCCTTCTGTCCAAGCAATTTCATTAATCTTATTTAGATTTTCTAATCCTGCTTGATTCTTAGCGAGAAGAACTATATGATGATAATTTAGATCAAGAGGATCAGTACGTTCTGCCTTTGCTCTCTTGTCATTCATATCTCTTGTCATATAGCCTTCTACGCCAAGAATTGGTTTGATGCCCTTTGCTTTTGCAATGCGGTGCAGTTCCCTATGCCCAGATAAAGAACCATGATCTGTGATAGCCAATGCTGGCATACCAAGTTCAACTGCTCGGTTAACGTATTCTTCTGG